CCCCCGCCCTGTTGCCAGGACGAAAGGTTACGCACCCGCCTTGCTAGCGGGTGCCGGACCTACCACTCTTGTAGGTCTTCTCAGGAGTCAAGAGCTCTCGCATCTGTCCGCCAGATGCCCGAGCTCTGACCTCCAACGGAGACCTAGTCTGGGATGGTAGGTTCAGCCCACTGAGGCAGAGGGGAGTGGCCTGACTAGCCCTCCCCCCTGAGGGCGCCTGACCAGCGCTCTTGGCTAAACTTGTTGCGACACCTCCCAGTACGTCCAGAGTTTCGCTTGACTTGGAAACAAAACAAGCAGGTTCCGGACCCACCGGTGTGATGGCTGCATCGAGCACGCTAAGAGTCGCTGCTCAGGCGCCCCAAGGCTCTCCCCAACCGGATGGCTCGGCGGTTTACGACGAGGAGTTCCCTCCCCTAGTCGCGCCATACGCGAGTCGCGTCCTCCCACCTCAGGGTGCTCTTCAGAGCGAACCTGAGCCGGCGACGCCTCTCGCTTCCTGTCGAAGGTCAGGGGCCGCCCGCCGGCGCCGCAAGGCGAACCGGCGCGCCGCCCTATCCAACGACCGGATGGCGTTCCTAGAGGAGGTTCTTCTCGCTAACTGCCATGCCTCTGGCTCCCACGCGAACGGGGGTGAGCTCTCGTCTCGCGTCCTCCGGAAAGTCATGTTGACCGCTCGCTCACGCGGCGTCGAAGAAGGGTTGTCCCTCGCGAAGAGGGAGTCTTCGCGGGCGCGCAGTTCCTGGATCGAAAGATCCGGAACCGACGCGTCCGCCCAGACTTCCTTCATCGGGAGGGCGCTACCCTTCGGCGACGACGAGGTGGCGGCTACCAATCTGGCTTCCCACAAGGACGCTCTGACGAGCGAGTGGCAAACCGACGGTTTACTGCTTGATAAGATCAGGGTCTGGGCCCGCGGCTGGGCTCGCCGTTTCCTGGGTGACCCTCGCCGGGCCTCGTCCTCGGGGATCCCCACCCTCTCGTCTTGTGCTGAAAGCAGAAAACGTCAGGGGGGGCTCCGCGGTTACGTGGCTCGGCTGGGGGTTCATCCCAGAGCGGCGGACCTCGCCCCGAGCCTGTACCCTACCTTACCTCCGCAGGACGCCTCGACCTTGGTCCAAGACGCCTCTCTGCTCCTTCACGGTTTAGATCACTTGTCGCAGGAATTCATTCCTCCGCACCGGGTGATTCCCGTCAGGGAGAGGGGCCTCAAGGTCCGGATCGTGACGTCTCCGTCGGCCGGCTACTCGCTACTGGGTCACGTCGTGCGCAAACGCCTTCTTGGAGGGTTGCGCCGGGATCCTTCGGCTCGATCGACGCTGATCGGGATCGTGGACGAGTCCGTCTATGACTACTTCGTTGGCTCGTCGGGTGACGTTGTCACTTCGACGGACCTGAAGTCTGCCACAGACCTACTCCCCCTCGACCTCGTCTCAGCCTTGATCGACGGCCTTAGGGATAGTGGCAAGCTCCCGCTCTGGGAGGTTGAGGCCTTGCGGCGCCTCTCGGGGCCGCAAGATCTAATCTACCCAGGCGAGAGCGAGCCTGTCAAGACGAGACGCGGTATACTGATGGGTCTTCCGACGTCGTGGGCTCTCCTGTCGCTCGTCCACCTCTTTTGGTGGACTGAGTCGATCAAGGAGTGTGCCCGCGAACGCCGAGTCAAGCTCAGCTTAGCTTTCGCTGCCAACAGATTTGTCATCTGCGGCGACGATGGCCTTGCCTGTACTTGGCGCGAAGTCTCACGGTGTTACTCGCGAACCGTCCTGGCATGCGGGGGTCAGTGTAGCCCTGGGAAGCATTTTACCGCCGTGGGTTCGAAGCGGCCTCGAGCCGTTTTCCTCGAACGACTCTACGAGTTTTCCGTGGTTGACGGCCGCGTCACAGGTGGCACCAGAAATGGAGCCATCCCGTTGCGCGGCCTCGTCCGCCCGGAACTACCTATAGAGCTTCGAGGCCACGGCTCGGACCTTTTCGTCCCAACTGCGGTCATGTTGCTTCTCTCGGTCGACTCTACCCTTGCTAACCATCCCTCCGGCCGGCGGGCGGTGATCCGCTGGTTAGATCACCACCCGGGCCTCCGGAGACTCGGCACTTCTCTCGGCC